CCATTAACCATAACGCATGGTTGCGACGTTGGTTTAAGTCTGATTGCGGGTCAATGATTTGGCGGATTAGGCCATAAGGGGATTTGGTGGTCTTGTCTGTAAATGCTAAGCGTCTAATGAATGGGAAGCGGTTGTGCTTGTAGATAGACTTGCCATGGAACAATACAGTCGTGGCGGTATAGATTGCCATGTACATCTGCTCGCGTACGGTTTCACGCTTATTAGCGCCTTCTTCTAATGCTGCTTGATGCTGTTGGTTGTTACTGTCGAATATCTGCCCGGTCAAGCCACCGCCATTAGAGATAATAGTGACGCGCTCGGTCTTGCGATACCACATTTCCCAAACCCTGACGGCTTGACGGGTGCTTGAATAGTAACCACCTGTAATGCTCATACTGCCTGACCGTGTGATATTAACCTCGGCATTGCTGGAACCACTTGGCTGCCACTGCTGATTCTTATAAATGTCTTGTACGTCATCGCCTAGCTGGTCTGACTTCATATCTTCGTCTAGGTCTTGGTACTCACCAGCGTCACGCTCAATCTCGTCTTTCTGTTTGGGGAACCACTGTTGCAAGGTTTCAAGATCAACAATCTTAGATGACCACAGATAGCGACTGTCTGATAAATCCTCCTGCACTGATTGACCGTCGACTAAGATGTTCTGCCAGTTCTCATAGTTAATCTGCACCATGAGTTCGCCATCGTCATTAGGTTCTACGCTGATACGTGTCCAGCCTTCACCAGTTTTTACACAATCCTCAAAGGCTTTACTGCGCTGCCAACGTGCTTTATTGATATCATCTATGTACTTGATTAGCTTAGTCTTTAGAATAGCTGGCTCTACATCGTCCTGCGTGCGCGGTAATACATTCCAGTCGCTACGTGCGCGTCTTTCACTACCAATTACCCAATCGACTGCTGGTTTAATCTCGTTGTAAGTCCGTGGCTGCTGATTGCGTTCTTCATAGATGGCCTTTTCTTCATCGCTGAATTGATGACCATCATAAAATCGTTCATCGCGTGCCCGTAATGCGCGGCCTTCTGCTTGGCTCTCGCGCTCATACTCATACATATCATGCGCCCACACAAGAAACTTGCCGTCAGTCGTGTTTTTATAATCGTCATCCAGGCTGTGCGTCGCTTGATTACTCATTATTGGCAATATCCATTAGTCCAGTGGTGAATTTTTCCTCGCCTTCAAAGTAAGCATCGAGTGCCTTGCGGTTTAAATCTTCGCCCTCAGGCTTGTGCATGACTAGCTCGTCTATATTCTCTAATAAGCAATCCATGACGATATGCTTCTCACGGTCTGCGGCATGACCATTCCATAGATAATTAGCACACTCTAAGGCTGTGTCTGCTAGAAAGTCACCGTCAGCCTCTTGTAGCTGGAAGGCTTGATTGCGTCGGACTGCGATATAAGACTTGCCGATACCAAACGCACGACGGCAGACAATCAGCGCGGCATCATTAGCAGTCGCGCCCTCATCGCTCTCAAAGAACACGTTAGAGAGAAAGGCTTGCAGACCGTAACCGCTTTTAATAACTGCGGGCGTTGGCTTGCCGTATCGTATGGTTAGTGACATATTTTATTTACCTGATTTAATTTTAGGTAGCATTGCTGCGTACTTCTTAGACTCTGAACACCCAAGCTCTGCACGTCGTCGAATGGTATTCTCGTTCCATTCTTTCATAGTAAGATAGCGAGGATTGGCGCACCTGCTGTAAAGCTCCTTACTGCTTATCTCATATCTTGCCATGATTACTCCTTGCACAAAAAAACCACCTCATAGGGTGGCTTGGTTGTTGCTTGGTTGGTTTACTTCTGATTGCGAACCATGTGTTCTTGTGCAATGTGATTGACACGCGGTATGTGCTCATTAAGGCTGACAGTCACAACGCTAGTACCACATCTGACCACTTCATCAATGGCTTCATCTATTACTACATCTAAGTTTGTGGGCTTGCGTCCATCACCATTAGGTAGGTTGGCCTCGTTTAATAGCGCATCCAATGTACTCTTACTGATACGTCTTGGCATTACAAAATGAGTCCGGCTTGTCATAATCAGCGTCCTATCTGTTGTGTGTTGTCTTGCTAATTATAACATCACCTAAGAGAAGTAAGAGCCGCTTGCACTCACTGCAGCTAGCATTATCTTCATAAGTATTACCTGCTTTAGNNNCTAAAGCCAGATTAGCACGATGACGATCATTAGCCAGCAAGTAACCCTCAAGTGGCCATAACTTTTCTACTGCTTGCTCACGCGCATATTTACGTCCTAGCTCTTTGTCAAAATTAGCAGGGTCAACACAAGCAGACTCACCAGTGACCTGAAATCCACAAGGTAGAGTGATTGAGCAATGCGTTAATGTACCTGCTAAGTGATTGTATTCTGTATGACCACTATTAACTAATGCGTCTAGTGATTCTTTGGTAACACTGCTCGGTAACTCTGACATAATTAAACTCCTAAATAACCGTTGTATTATTATTAACCTTGTTACTGCCTGACCGTGGCTGAGTGCGTGCTTCTCTTAGCATCATCACCGCATAGCGTGTCGCATCCATCAAGTCATCGTACAACTTAACGATTTTACCTTTGTCTCTGTGATAGGTGCGCCTTTCTTCTTGCCACTGCGTACAGTGGTCAAAGACTAAGAAGCGTCCGGTTTCCATACGTGTGAGTATTTCCATCAGTCCAGCTTCAACACCGTTGCTGCCATCTTCATGCTTGGCTCTGTCATCGAGCATGTTCACACCAACTTTGCGGTACTGGTCGGCTAGTGTCTCACCACTGCCTTTGTCATGTTGATAACCGTCGTGAGGCCATGAGACTGGCTGCCAGCTACCACCGTCATTGATATGCGGCGCATGTTCGCGTGGTGTCCGTTCGCGTGCTGAGTATTCGTTGATCAGATAAACCGTATCGGTGTCTCTATCCCATGCAAGCTCGATGGCTGACGTTGGGTGGTCCCAACCAAAATCAAGCCCTTTAATGCGTGGCCAATGGTCAGGTATTCTAAACGCTTCAACGATAATCGTATCTTCATCAATCGGATATATCAGTCCACTACCTGCATACGGTATCCCTTGCATACGTGCTTTGTGCTCATGCTTGGGGAATAGTGCCAGGTAGTTCTGTTTGTCGTCCTCCGATAGATGGGGTGCATCATCCCAAGTAGCGCGAGTAACGCTATTAATCCCTTCATCGGCTTTCTCAATGAAGTTCTTGACCATTGGCGTGACGCCCATTAAAGGCGTAAACGTAATATAGATCAGACCTCGTGTCGTCGCTGTTCGTGTCAAACACTCGGTATAAACTTCCTCGGGTGGCTCTTCATCTAAATGAATGTAGTGCATTGCTGTACCTTCAAAGCTCCCTCGGCCTTGTTGATACGACTTTAAGCCAACGTATGACCACTCACCGCTAACGTGCTTAACTCTGACTTTATCTATTAAATCTGCAACACCTGACTTCCACCGTATCGTTCGATCATCAATCAAGTGCTTAGGTATTAATCCGCTACCGTCAATGGTCTTAGTCTTACCACCATTTTTGTAGATAACATTACCGAACAGCTCTAACTGTAGAATATCGCGTGTGGTCTCGTTAGTCTTACCTGCTACCCAGCCCTTTGTTGGTCCATCGAACCGCTTACCATCCCACCAATCGGGATATAATCCAGTAGCGTGTAGTGTGTCTTCATAGGTCCCGGCTATGGTTTTACCGACCCGGTTACCTGCCATAAATAGACGTGAGCCGAAGTATGCCCCATCAGTAAAGAAGGATAGGTGCTTCTTATAACCGTGTCTTGCAAATGGCCCATCATCAGGGAATAGCGTGTGCAATCTACTGCCGTCACGCCTTTTACGTTCCTCAAGTATCGCTACTAGGTCTAGCTTCTGTCCGGTATCTAAAAAAGGAAGGTAGTTATTCAGGTCTGCTGCTGAGCAACTCGCTAAGGTAGTCATCAAGCTGGTCATCTGACATCTCCTCGACGTTGCGGTCTTTGCTACGGCCCCTTGATTGTGTCTCTAATTCTTTTTTGCGTTGCTCTAATTCGATAACACTGATTTGCTGCTTGACTAATTGCATCTCAAGACGAGCAATCAGTGTGATCAAACGATTCTCTTCAACCGACCAATCACGACGACGATAAATTCGAGTGCGCTTTAACGGCTCAGACTCTTGACCTGCGTAACTGTCGTCATCATTAGGATCGTAGTACTCACCGCAGCGCTTGGCATCTTTAGCACGAGCTGCTTTAACCGTATCTTCGTCCTCTTCGCTGGCAAGCGTCTCGTCCTTGATTTCATCAAGCTCTGGTGTATCACCTTGCGTCTGTTTAAGCTCCAAGCATCTGACCAGTTGCAGGCGTGCAATAGCTAACTCACGACTGACATTACCTTGCATGTCAATAGCAGCATCTAGCTGCTCATCGGGATAGATGCGACTGTATAGACCATGCTTAACTGAGTTGCGATTACCCTTGCCAGCGCCAGTAGATAGACCGCCATGTAAGCGGCAGCGACCATTATTCATACCGCCATTTTTGCAAGGTGTTCCCACACGAGTTTTAGCGCCACATAACTTTTTATCTGTCATGCGCTACTCCCTCAAGCCCCTTGCATGTAAAAAAAGACTCACAACAAGAAGATACCTGTAAGCCAAAACGTAAAAAGCCCACACCAATTAAGGCATGAGCTTTTGAAATAAGATTATGAAAGGACGTATCTCTAACCTGTCCGTTCAAGATAACACAAATATAGCAAGTCGCGTTCCAACAATCAAGGGCGTATTAATATAATTACTCATTTATACAACTTTCATGTTGCTATTTTCTTGCATGGGGTGGTTTTGGTGGGATTATTTATTGGTATTAGGGTTTATTGTGAGACACATAAAGAAAAACCCCACTGGTTAGAGTGAGGATTTTGTTTTACTGGCTAGATGGTTACTAACCAGTCTTTTAGTATCGCTTTAATTACTGGTTCGGTGAGTACGGTTGATTCTTTCTTGCCAGCGATAACGCTTTTGATTGTCGATACCGGTATAATATGTACCTCATTATCAGTAGGTATAGTTAAATGCGGTTGAGTTTCCGTGAAATCAATCATACGTAATTCCGGTTAGTTAATTATTCGTCTTGACTGGCTGACGATGCTATATCGTGATACTCATCCTGTGCTTTTTTGAAATCCGACTCACTAATAAAACCTAACTCTTTTCCATGCCCGTCCGTTTTTTTAATTGACTTGTTGTCTAACAAAGTAAGGATTAAACCATCTTCTTTACTAGCTACTGCAAACACGCCAGCCTCGATATTTGGTTCAA